CCTACGAATACTTAAAACTTCTCTGGACTGTTCTTCAACAGTCACAATATAAGGGCAAGGTACACCCTCTTCTTCAATATCAAGATAACAGTGTTGTTCCAGTATTACATACTGTGGATCGGAATCATATGAAGGAGACAGCCCAAGAATATTATCTATCTTAGTGGCAAACCCTGATGCAGAAAGCTGGGCTGGTTCAGGAAGTTCAATGTCTTTATAGACACCAGACATCATATCCAACTTCATGTCTACTGGGCTTTTATTAATTACATGAGTATATCGGTCCGCATTTCTAAGATCGTTTGCGTAGTAAGACACATAGAACTGGTCTATGGGAATAAATTCTGATACGGGCCTTTTCAGTGTAGCATTATAATAAACTTTCTTGAATGCTGAACCTATCAATGGTAGATGGAAAAGCATTCTTTCAAATTCATCGAAGTACTCAGGCATCTGTTCAGTAAGCTGGAAGTTCATAAAGTTCTGAACTCGATTAGCTTGCATCTCTTTCTCTGGAGTTGCAGCACCAAGTATCTGTGCCTTTACAGGACCAGTAGCAGGGAACAACTCACCTGAAGCTTTTGATTGGAACTTAACAGCTGACTCAATTAAGAGGGGATGTACAGCAGTACATGCTCCTTGGAATGGTTCTGAACCTTCTTCCAGCTTAAGACCAAGCAGGTCAAAGCCTCGTTCAAACATAGACTCCCACTCAGCACGGCTATCTTTATCTGCATTGAAGTTCTCAATTACATCACTGGCAATATCCTGTAGCTCACTTTCATCAAGGTCTTCACTTAGGTCAGCATACCATTCACTGATTTCATCAGAAGGCTCCATGACAGTACCTTCTTCATCTTCCTCTGAAGAAAAGTCTACAATCACACCACCATCAGTAGGATCAATCTCAATAGTGACACCAGACTCTTCTTCAGGCATCATAGCAATTATATTAGTCTCTGTGCCTTTAGAGATAGTATCAAAGGGATTACGTTCTGTAGCCATTATTTGTACCTCATTAGGCTATTAAGTCCGCCACCGCTGGCAGCAAACGTTGTCAGTACGGGAAGAGTTGGGCGTACATCATCCATCTCTTTTGGAACATTGGGAGGTGCAAACCTCAGAGCAGCTTCTTCATATGACATCCCATTTGCTGCTGCAAAAATAGCAATACTACTATTTATTCCTGAAGGTTCTCGATATTTAGGGCTTGCCATTGCCATCTGTCTACGTCGGGCAGCTTCTTGGCTGAATATGTCGTTGTTATTGGAGGAGGAATCTCCACCAGAGTTAACAGGCCGAGGTGGTATACCAAAGTCAAAAGAGCGCCCCGGAATTGTTTTAGGTTTTGAAGGTATCCCCATTCTATCAAAGTATGCCTCCATTGCTGTCCTTGGTTCTTTTTCCTCTTCAGGTTCAGGTGTAGGTAGTACCGGTAGTACCATACCCACATCCTCCCCACCTATATCATAGTCATTATTAAATCCCATTGCAGCATCTCTACTGTCAAATGTCATTGGTCCAAAAGGAGTATTTATAGTATTTACACCCTGTGCATATGCTCCCTGTGAAGTAGATTGAGAATCTCTATAGTTAGCACCGGGGTCACTCTGACCATAAGACATATCTGAAGAACCAGTGTTAAAACCGGGGTCATATTGACCATAAGACATATCTGAAGAACCAGTGTTAAAACCGGGGTCATATTGACCATAAGTAGTATCAATCTCATTAGGGTCTATATTTACATCATTCGCCATTATTCCTGCATCTGAGATATCACCATATGTAGCACCGGGGTCATACTGACCATAAGACATATCTAAATCTTCTTTAGTTACTTCTTCTTCATCTTTTCCAAGTGCTCTAGCTGCAGCACTAATAGCACCTCCAATACTAAAATTTTGTCCAGCCCATCCAGCAAAACTTCCTAAATCGTCTATATAACTTGCAAAGTCTGTCTGACCTACACCTGACATTGAATTGGGATCAGCAAAACTTCCTCTTCCAGAAGTAAAACCAGCACCTATTCCTAGTGTATTTGCATCATTAAAGAAATCAGTATCTATATTAGCAGCAGCTATTTGCCCTAATTCAGCACCTGTATACCCACCAGCCGCACCTCTATTACCACCTTCAGCTATATTTTGTTGTTGGCTTACACTAGCACCTGATGCTGCTGCTGCATCAATAGCATCAGATACTTGTTGAGCTTGATCAGCATCCATGCCCGTACTGGCTGCTCCTTCTGCCTGTGCTCCACCACCTAAGCCCCCACTATAAGAAGTACTACCACTCATAGCGTCTTCATATGAAGCCTCAGATGCAGCAGCATCTGCTGCCGCAGAGGCAGTGCCTTCCGCTGATGTTGCGGCTGCTTCATCACCAGCACCACCATCATCAGAACCATCACCACCATCATCATCACCAAAGCAACAGTGCATACGCTCGTAGCTATTAAAATAGTTAAGCCAAGGTTGCTCTTTAGAGTAACCGTCATTCCACATTGGTCTTTTAAATTCGTTTAACATTATTTACTCTATTGCTCCCCAACCGCTTAAAGTTAACTCTTTTTGACAATCCCATTTCTTTACGTAGTTTATCAAGCCTACGTAAAACTACTGAACCACCACCCATAGGACAGAGTACATTTATTAACCATAAATTATCTCCGCTATTCCAATCTTTAACCTGAAGTTTATAAGCAGTATTCTTATATTCTTCAGATAATTCATCTGACAATAAAGCCCAACTTGCAAATCCTGTTAAGACTTCTTCATCATTGTATATTTTATACTGCCCTAATTTTAGAGGCGGTATTATTAATCTTTGTATTCCCTTTAGTCTCATATCTGCATATGTAGGACAGAGAGACATTATTAATAATATTTTTTCTAAGTCTCCCACTCTATTATACCATACTTTTTACTGACATGCAACTTTAAAAAGTCCAGTACGTCTTTTTCTTGTGAGATACTTCTTCATCATACTCTGGATCATCTGGATGTGTTAGGTGCCAAGACTCTTTCATATAGTGGATAGCCATTGTCATTGCATCTACCTGATCATCATGTGCTGCATTGGGAAACCTTAGTAATTCCTCTACTAATTCATCTGACCACTTCTTCTTACTGGGTATCCACATTCTACCAGCCTCAATGATCGGAGAAGCTGCATAGACCCTAGATACCTTGTCTCTGTCTGGTGTGTACTCCATTACAGGTAGACCACTCCTACGCATATCTTGTATCAAGGACTGCCCACTGGCCTTCTTCTCCACCATACATACGTCTGGCCTGTGTTCTTTGTACAGCTTCTGGGTCATCTTCCTTAGTTCTGGGTACTCAAACCTACCACGTATGTTCCCCAGCAAGATTAGATTAGAAGAAAACTGTTCTAGGCCGTCATCATCCTGATCATAGATGGAGAATATACCCCATGTCTGTATTACACTGTAGTCAGCTGTAGTCCTTGTAGAGAAAGCAGTATCATATGTTTGAATTATAAAATCACAGTTGGGTGGTTCATCTTCATCCCAGTATTTCAACCACCTCTTCTTAATAATACCACCCTCTTCAGGTGTGGGGTCTTGCATGTAGAGTGCATTCCAGTATCTACTGCCGTTTGATGCCTTAATCTCGCTCTCATCCATGCGTAAGATAGCATCGGTCTTCCATTCGGGAAAGTAACTAGAGCCTACAGGTAAGTCAAGCAATTCAGCTGCTTCTTCGTCTACCCATGCAGGTATTCTAATCACTTCCCACGGGATCGTTTCAAACTCTCCCATATTTTCTTGTTGTTTCAGTAGCCAACCACAGAGATCATCATAGTGGTAGCGTGTATTAATAATTACTATAGCCCCATTGGGCATGATGCGGGTTCTAAGCCCTGCTGGATACCATTCCTTGATGTATCTCCTGCCTGAAGCACTGATAGCGTCCTCTTCAGACATCACATCATCCAGTATAGCTATGTGAGCACCACGTCCAGCTATCTGTGAACGCACACCAGCTGCATAGTAAGACCCATTGTGGTTTGTCTTCCACTTACCAGCAGCTCTGACGTCGCTTCTTAAAGAGACTCCTTTAAAAATCTTCTCAAACTCTTCAGTACCTACTACATCACGTACAGACCTACCAAAATCACTGGATAACTGGTCACTATGGGAGACAGTCAGTATCTC